TGTGTTTGATAAGCTAATGGTTTTGTTTCTTGGTACTGCTCATCATTTAAAGACATATGAGTTAAATTTTCAGAAGAAATACCTCTTTTATTAAAAAAAACTTTTGCCATTTTTATCCTAGTGGTTCATATATTATGACCGCACCCTTTCCACCATTGTTATTACGTGGCCCTCCTGCACCCATAGCTATTCTATAAAGATCTCCAGAATAGTTAGCAATTTTACCATCTGGCCCTAATGGAGTATAATCAATTAAAGATGTTCCAGGACTAGTGACTGAAAAACTACCATCACTTGCTCTACCACCATCTCTTCCTGGGCCACCACTACCACCATTAGCTACTATTATATTTGTGTCTAAAGTGGATGCTCCACCTGCATTTCCATTAACTCCTGGGGCAGCAGTTCCATTACCCGAAGAACCACTTACTATAGTGACTGAGTAAGGAGCTGAAACTGGAATAACAGCTAGGCCCGCTCCACCATCGCCTCCAGTACCTCCTCCACTAGGGAAATTGCCTCCACCACCTCCGCCACCACCAGTAGCATAAACATAAATTTTATTTGAGCCTGGTTGAGCAGTGAAAGTTGAAGACGCTGGCCCCGTTTGTATAAATGATGCAAAAATATTTGAATCTCCAGCCGCACCACTTGATGCAGCAGTAATTCTTCCTTGAGCATCAACCGTAATTGATGCAGCAGTATAAGATCCTGCACTTACTGCAGTATTTGAAAGTTGATCTGGACCAACAGCATCATTTGCAATTTTAGCTGTTGTGATTTGAAGATCTGAAATTTTTGCAGTAGTAATTGCGTTGTCCGCAATTTTTGCAGTAGTCACGTTTGCATTTGAAATTTTTGCAGTAGTCACTGCATTGTCAGAAAGTTTTGCAGAAGAAATTGCAGCATCATCAATTTGTGCCGTAGCAATTGTTCCACCTAAAGTGTTCAATGCTATTTCATTTAAATTTGTTCCATCAGAATAAGCAGCAACGATTGCAGCTTCGCCTGCAGTAAAACCTGTACCTGAAGCAGTTTTGATTGTTAAATTCGTTACACCTGTTACAGCAGATAAATCAATAATGTAAAATTTTTCAATTCCATCTGGGATAGTTACAGTTGATGCAGTTGTTAAAGTTCCAGTGAACTTTAAAACCATGTTTCTTGCATTAGAGATAGTTTTATCTGTCATTGCAAGAGCAACAGTTCCACCATCAGAAAGTGCTACTGATTCAAAACCTGCGATTGCTTGTTGAATTAAATTTAAGTTGTTGTTTGTATTATCACCCCATTGACCAGCGTTTTCGCCAGTGACCATTAGTTCGAGTTTTAGATCTGTTGAATAACTAGATGCCATAAATTTTGTCTCCTAAATAATTATAATATTACCTTAATCATGCAGCTAAATCAACCTCTGTCCATACATTAGTAACGCCAGGATTAATCTCTTGCCATGAAGTTACCGCTACAGAACCTACAGAAATACTAGCTGAAATTCCTGTAACAGATATGTTAGCAACTCCAACCACTGTAACTGAACCCACAGAACCTGTCAATTCTATGCCATCAACAGGGTATTCAGATGCCTGTTCTGCTTGACCTGCGGTAGCCGTTAATTCTTGTCCTGTAACAGGTTCAACAGTAGACTGAATTAAAGATATATCTCCTATAGTCATTGAAGCCGATATACCAGTAACAGGTACATCAAGTTTTGGTTCTGGAACTACTTGACCAATTGTGCTTGTTAATTCAATTCCTGTTACATCTATGTTAGCGGTACCCGTAACATCAGCAATACTTCCAATTAAAGCATCTAACTGATCTTCAGAAGCTAATACAAATATATCTTGGTCAATTTGAATTGAGAATGAAGGATTTGCAAAAGTAGATGTAAGTTCTGAGCCTGTCACATCTACAACCACATCTGTAAATGCAGTTTCATCTCCAATAGAAGATGTTAATGAAATACCATTTAATTGAACTGAATATGCATCACCCCAAGCTAAACTTCCCCAAGCATCTCTACCCCAACCCGCACCAATTAAAAACTGATCATCAATAGTAACAGCACCTGGTGTTGTAGTTAATTGTGAGCCAGTTACATCTTGTTGAATACCTCTAGCAACATCTTCCTCTCCTATAGAAAGATTTGCTTGAATACCGGTGACTGGTGTATCGGCTGATGCACCTGCAATAGCCCCTGCGTTTGTAAATGTAAGTTGAGATCCTGTTACATCAACATTTGCGTTAGCTACAGTTGTTGATGAACCTATAGATGTAGTTGATGATATACCACTGACTGAGACGGTTTCGTCAGATAGGTCTCCCCAATCTGATGCTCCCCAAGTTTTATTACCCCATCCAGTGGCCATATCATTTTATATCCTTAATTATGCAATTCTTAAGATTGCAGCAGAAGTTGTGAATGCAGGGAACTGGATTGTAAATGTTCCAGAAGTTGCAGTCTTGTCTCCACCGAAATCTAATACAGCAACTGCTTCAGTAGTACCTGTACCACCATCAGTTGTTGTATTGTAAATCAAAGCACCTGCAGCTGTTAGTGTAACACCAGTGAAAGATAAGTTAGAGAAGCTAGTAATAGCAACTCCAGACGATACTTTAACACCTGAGTTTACTAAAGCTTTACCACCTGCAGTGTAACCTGCTGGTGAAGATACTTCAGAAGTTGATGCGTAGTTAGTAGTTGATGCACCTAAAGCAGCAGAAGAGTCATACATTGCTAATTTAAATGTATCGCCACCTGCTGAATCAAAATCATGCTCACCCGCTAACAATTGCTTTTTGAATGAATTGCAAATTGCATTAGTTGTAATAGCCATAATTGTTCTCCTTTAAAATTACGTATTTGGTGATGGTGAAGGTATCTTAATTCTTGGTACCCCATCATCGTATTCCGCACGTCTTCTTCTCCCCATTTGTTGAAGAGCAAAATTCTGTACTTCTTCATTGTACTTTGTTTCGTACAGTTTGTACATATCCATAGGACCTTTTAAATATCTAAAAGCTTCAGCTAATACACCATGTAACAACATTGATTCTTGATAAGTAGATAAAAATGTATTGTTAGTTGATGTAAATTCTGGAGGATCTGTAATGTAATTGATTTGTACAGTGTATGCAGAATTTGGTATAGGTGCTACAAGAATATTAAAATCATCCCAATTAGCCCAATACTTAGGAAGACCTGTTGCAGCGTTATTATTATATTCAGAAATAAAACTTGTATCTCTTCTTTCTAAAAAAGTTCTTGTTGATCCATCAATCACTTGAACAGATCTCATGATAGTTAAATCAGCAGGTAAGCTTACGTATCTATTACCGCTTGTAAATGTTGATGTTGAATATTTTCTAAGATCATCATAATCAACTTTACCTGCAACATCAAGTTCGACAGATCTAATAAAATCTTGAATAATTTGATCAGTTAAAACTGTATTACTAACTTCAGTGTAGTTTCTTACTTGTGTTAAAAAATCTGAATGTGTAATTGCCATTATGTAATACTCACTGTTACGGATTTAATTTGAATAGATAATTGTCTTCTTCTATTTTGTAATGATGGATCAGCAGGTTTCATTTCTGAAGTGCCTTGGTTTATAAAAGCAAAATCACCTGGTAATGTTAAATTAGCAACACCAACGGATGCTCCACCTGAATCTGCTTGAACACCATCTCTGTCGGTTGGTTGCTGAAATCTTTGTGGTCTTGTATTTTGTAATGCAATAGCATCGGCTACAGTTCTTCTACGTCTTATTTGTGGATGTTTAGGTTCAAACTCAGAATAATGAACTAAAGAGCCATTCCACTCTTTAACCATTTCATTATATGGAAATGCCATACCAGATCTATCGGAAATAGCTTGTGATCTTTTACCTGTAGCCCATTTTGGCATAATTAAACTCCATTAGGATAAAATGATTGTGGAGTGATATATGTTGATGTTCTTTGACCATCTTCATCTAACGCTCTTTTCAGTTCATCCTCATAAATTAATTTATTTTGTTGTACTAATTGAGGTGCTTTTTTCATAGCTATATAATAAGCTAGTCCTGCGCACATACACGGTAAAAATCTGTAAGCAACATCTGCATCATTTGTATATGCACCTGCATCTTCAATTCTTTTAATCACATAAAATTTCAAAGTGTTGTAAGTATTTAAATCGGGTGCTTGATATAAATATATTTTTGGTGTGGTTTGTCTATCCACATAATATTGTGATGGTTGTCCTGTAGCTAATTTATTTGGTAATGCAGCATAAGCTGATCTATCAATTTTTGTTAATGATACATCTTGAGTATTAGCATTATCAGACGCAGCTGCAGTTGAAGACACATAAGCTTCTAGTACATCATTTACATCAGCGTCAACAGAATATTCGGCTTGTCCAGAAACTAAAGTTATTTCATTTAACTCTGTTTTCCATAAGTGAATACCTCTGTTACCCCACTCAGCAAACAACAAATCTAAACTTCTTCTTGCAGAACGCATGTCATAACCAGAAGTGGTGCTAAGACCACATCTTTCATAACCTTCATCGATTACTTCATCTATGTTTAAATTAAATGATGTTGTTCCTGATGTTGCCATATTAATTTACTTTTTTCTTTTGTAATTTTTTAAGCATCATTGCTTTTGCTTTTTCGTTTTGATTTTTTAAAAATAAAACTGACGCACGTCTTAAACCTCTACCTACTCTTGTCATGTCTTTTCTTCCTGCACTTCTAGCTTCTTTTACAAGAAATTGTGACATATCAAGTAACTTCTCTCCTTTTTGTCTTTGAGTATCTAACTTTTGTAAGCCACTCATAAATTTTTTATCTTTATAAGATTTTCTAGTTGGATCGTTTTGAGGAGCTTTTTTATAAGCTTTAGCAGTTTCTTGTTGAATATCTTTTCTAAATTTTTGGTATGGTTTTGATTTAACTAATTGTCTCATACCTTTTACAAGAAGACCTCCTAAAAGTTTCTTTTCTACACCTTCAATTTTGCCTTTATTTTTAGATGCATAAAAAACATTACGTGCTTTTTTAGCACCATATTGTTCTTTCATAGCTTTCATTATTTTTTTACCTTTTTTATTTAACGGCATTTAAGCTTCTCCTTTTGACGATTGTACAATTTATTGGATTGTACCACTTTTTGACTAAACTTTGAAGACCTTAGGTTTTTTGCTATTGGGTTTCTTTTTAACTTGTAATCTTTTCTTTTTTTCACCTCTTGCACCTCTGAGCTTACCTTCAATTTGTTGTCTTATTTGACCTCTACCGATTGCCATTATACTAAATCCACTGCCTTTCTTATTCCTTTAATATACCCAGCTGACATATGTATATCTTGTACCCTTGGTCACTTCTTCTACTCTATGTGGATATAAAAAATTAGAAGGGAAAATAATAATGTCGCCAGCATTAAATTTATATTTTTTATCTTTAAACATAATAAACTCTCCACCCTCATAATCATCATTTAAAGCTCCAATACAAGATAAAACAGGTATTCCTCTACGCTCACCTTCAAACATATCTTGAATATGATCACAATGTTCAGACATTAAAGTTCCTTTTTTATATTTATTATATTTTAAACTAGAATGGCCATTCCACCCATTATACCATGGAAACTGATAATACTCTAAGTATTTGCCAATGCTTTGCCAAACACACATCATAATTTCATCATGTGAACTTATATAATCAAAACTAAAATCTAATTCTTTTTCTTTACTTAAAGCGTTTCTTTCACCTGTTTTATGACTGTAAAAATAATGTTGTTGCCAACTAACTTCTTTTAATTCTTTTACAGCTTTGTTATAAAGTTTTTTTGGGACTACCTCTTTTATTATAACAACATAATCTTCTAATTTTTTTTTCATAATCACCTATAATTTCTTACTTTCTATTTATTGTGGTATTTTTGATCTTCCTATTGTCATACTAAATCAACTGCCTTTCCTATTATGGGTTTATATTTAACTTTTTTATCTTCTCTATAAGCATGCAAAAATTGTCTTCTTGGTTGATATGGTATCCAACTTGCATGAATCCATCCAGAGTTAGGTTCGCCTGGCGTATAGAATTCTAAAATTAGTTGATCTGTTTCTAAATATTTATGTATCCAATCTGCAACTTCAGCATTATCTACACCCAACACCTCGAAGTCTGCGGCCTCAGCTTTGGCATGCTGTGAGTT